CAGATGAGAAACTCTCTTCAGTATGCTTGAAAATTGATTACTACGACACTATACTTGTGTATATCGAGAGCATTCTCAAACAGATTAATAATAGAACGTATCAAATCAAGAATGCAATCGAGTTCATGAGATTCAATGCAGGACTAGGATAATGGATGATGAATGGATTTATGAAAGTGAAGATTTTGACCCTGATGGAACTTACATAGAGTTGCAGTTTGGTCCTGAGGACTTACATCTTCTCTATAAATCCGTTTGCGTTCATGTAGATAAATGGTCTGGTGGGCATCCAGATGAACAGGCAAGACTTCAATATCTTAAGAACTTTCTATATAGAGTTGTGCTTGAATACAAGTTCAATATGGATTGATAAATATTCACAGATGTATGGATATCTGTGATTGACACGACAGCGAATCTTGTTATTTCCAAATCCAACGAAGTATTTTTAAAGATTAATACTGAACCTCATATAGAATATGAACTTAGAGATCACTTTAAGTTTGAGGTTCCGAATGCAAAATTTATGCCACAATATCGTGGTAGAAACTGGAACGGAGAGATACATCTCTTTGATATGCGTTCCAAACAAATCTACGTCGGTCTATTAGATAAGATCGTCAACTTCTGTGAGCAATACGGATATAGTTATAAGTTTGAGGATAATAAGTTCTACGGCACTCCTTATGAGGAGAATGAGTTTATTTCCTTTGAAGGAGTTAAGGATTATATAAAATCTATTTCGGTCCACGAGCCACGACAATACCAAGTCGAGGGAGTATACGATGCTCTAAAACACAACAGAAGACTATTGATATCTCCCACTGCGTCAGGCAAATCTCTGATGATTTATTCATTAGCAAGATATTATGTTGGGCAAGGGAAAAATATCCTGGTAGTTGTTCCCACGACCAGTCTGGTAGAGCAGATGTATAAGGACTTTGAGGAATATGGTCTAGACGCTGAGAGTTATTGCCATAAAATCTATAGTGGGAGGGAGAAGTATGATGATCGTCCAATTGTCATAACTACATGGCAATCTATCTATAAACTGGAGAGAAAGTGGTTTGAGAGATTTGATGTAGTTATCGGTGATGAAGCACATCTATTCAAATCTAAGTCACTGATTCAAATCATGACTAAACTTCATCATGCAAAATATCGTTTTGGTTTCACAGGGACACTTGATGGTACACAGACTCATAAGTGGGTGTTAGAGGGTCTCTTTGGTCCGTCTTACAAGGTTACAAGAACCGAAGAGTTAATGAGACAAGGGCATCTATCACAACTTGATATTCAATGCCTTGTGCTAAAACATGCACCTCAAAAGTTTGAAACCTATGAAGATGAGATTCAATATTTGATCTCTCATAAGCAAAGGAATCGTTTTATCAAAAACTTAGCACTTGATCTTAAAGGGAATACACTTGTGCTTTTCCAAAGAGTAGAGAGCCATGGAAGCATTCTCTATGAGGAGATAAATAAAAACAAGAGTGATGACCGTAAAGTATTTTTTGTACACGGTGGTGTTGACGCTGAAGAACGAGAATTAGTTAGAGAGATAACAGAGCGGGAAAACAACGCTATTATTGTTGCCTCTTATGGAACTTTTTCTACTGGTATCAATATTAAAAAACTCCATAATGTTATCTTTGCCTCTCCAAGTAAATCAAGAGTCCGCAATCTTCAAAGTATTGGACGAGTTCTTAGAAAGGGAAAAGGAAAAGTAAAAGCAACTCTGTATGATATTGCAGATGATTGTACATCTAACTCAAGAAAAAATTATACACTCAATCATTTTATAGAAAGAATCAAGATTTATAATGAAGAGAGTTTTAATTATGAGATAATCACTATTCAACTTAAGAAATGATAGAAGACGATTTTTACGCTACTTTAAAGTTTAAATCTGGTGAAGAAATCTTTGCTAAGGTTGCTGCATCAGAAGAAGAAACCAGAACAATGCTTTTGGTTTCAAATCCAGTCATAGTAAATGAAATAAAAAGCAAGCATGGTGTTGTTGGTTATAAAGTAGAACCATGGCTCAAGACAACTACTGATGATATGTTCTTTATTGACTTATCTGACATTCTTACGATGTCAGAGTCTTTTGATATTGAGATGATAATGATGTATCAGAACTACGTCAGACAAGCAACTAAAGAAGGAAACTATACAAAGATAGATCGTAAGATGGGTTATCTAGGTAATGTCAATGATACTAAAGAAATCCTAGAAAAGATCTTTAAGAACAGTAAGAATACTAAGAACTAAAGCTTTCTTATCAAACTCCACAAAGTTATTCTACTCGTATTTCAGATACTGTCAAGTCCTAACTTGTCATTATTGTCTTAAGATGATATAATTCATACATATTATGAGATACACTTATGATAAGACCTGGTATGGCTAAGAGAAAGAGGTCAGAGCACTATGTGAACAATAAGGAGTTCCTGGCTGCGTTGATTAAATATCGTGAAGACATTGCTATTGCAGAAGCGAAGGGGAACCCTAAACCTCCTATCCCACGCTATATTGGTGAGTGTTTCTTGAAGATTGCAAATCACTTGTCCTTCAAGCCCAACTTTGTTAACTACATGTTCAAGGAGGACATGATCTCTGATGGAATCGAAAATTGCGTTCAGTACGTTCATAATTTTAATCCTGAGAAATCCCAAAATCCTTTTGCTTACTTTACGCAGATCATTCATTATGCGTTTCTCCGCAGGATCCAAAGAGAGAAGCGTCAGTTAGAAATCAAGAACAAGATCATTGAACGGTCTGGTTACAGTGAAGTGTTTGACGACAGCAACACCCTTGACGGATCGAACTACAGCGACTACAATAGTATCAAAGATGCTGTGCATTCCAAACTTCGTTATTAATGAAAGTCGCCATAATCACGGATCAACACTTTGGTGCTCGCAAGAACTCCAAACTGTTTCATGACTATTTCCTAAAGTTCTACAATGAAGTGTTCTTTCCTTACCTGGAGGAACATGGTATTACTACAGTTGTAGATATGGGTGATACGTTTGATAGTCGTAAAGGTATTGACTTTGCTGCACTGACATGGGCAAAGACAAACTACTATGATCGTCTCCGTGATATGGGTGTGACTGTTCATACCATTGTTGGTAATCACACTGCTTACTATAAAAACACTAATGATGTCAATGCAGTTGACCTGCTCCTACGTGAATATGACAATGTTATTGTTTACAGCGAAGCGACGGAAGCATATCTAGACAAGTTAAAAGTTCTATTCATTCCGTGGATCAATGCAGAAAACCAAGAGAGTACTTTCAAATCTATCGAAGATACTACTAGCGTATGTGCGATGGGGCACCTTGAGCTCAGCGGATATCCAGCTCATCGTGGACACTTCATGGATAAAGGTCTTTCGGGCGAACTATTTAAGACGTTCACCAAAGTCTTCAGCGGTCACTATCACACTCGATCAGACGACGGACGAATCTTCTACTTAGGCAATCCATACGAGATGTATTGGAATGACGCCAATGATACAAGAGGATTCCACATCTTTGATACTGAAACACTAGAGACCAAACCAATCGATAATCCTTATAGAATGTTCTATACAATATTCTACGAGGATACAAATCATCAAACATTTGACACTAGAGAGTATGAAGATAAACTGATCAAACTCGTAGTTAGAAAGAAAACTGATACTAAGAAGTTTGAAAAGTTTGTGGACAAACTCTACTCTGCTAATGTTGCAGATATGAAGATTGTTGAAAACTTTGACTTCTCTGGTTGGTATGAAAGTGCTGGTGATGACATAGAGACAGAAGATACACTTTCCATTCTTAACAAATATATCAAAGAATCGGAAGTTGATTTAGACAAGAACAGAATAGAGATCTTGATTGGGGAAGTATATCAAGAAGCATGTGAGCTAGTTTAATGTATATAATCACTGTCCATGGCAAAGAAAAGGAAGGTGCATATTCTGTAACTGACGGCGATGGTGAAGACATTCTTTACTTGTTTGAGGGTGAAGACGATGCCATGAGATATGCTATGATGCTGGAGGACGAAGGAAGTCCTGAAATGCATGTGATTGAAGTAGAAGATGAAGTCATGATCAAGACCTGCGAGTTTCACGACTACGCATACACGATCATCACACCAAATGACATTGTAATCCCGCCCAATACAAAACATGATTTTATTTGAACGGATCCGTTGGAAAAACTTTCTCAGCACTGGTAATCAGTTTACTGAGATGTGTTTCAATGAAAATCAAACAACTCTGATCATTGGAAACAATGGATCTGGTAAGTCAACTGTTCTTGATGCGTTGACATTTTCTTTGTTTGGTAAACCATTCCGTAAAATCAACAAACCTCTTCTGGTCAACTCTGTCAATGAGAAGGAGTGTCTGGTTGAGGTTGAACTGTCTATTGGTAGCATAAACTGGAAGATTGTTCGTGGCATCAAACCAAATGTATTTGAGATTTGGCGCAATGGGACTTTGTTGGATCAATCGGCTGCAGCACTAGATCAGCAAAAGTGGTTGGAGCAAAATGTTCTGAAGATGAACTACAAGTCGTTCACTCAGATTGTGATTCTGGGCAGCAGCACTTTTGTTCCCTTTATGCAACTGTCTGCATCTAACCGACGTGAGGTGATTGAAGATCTTCTTGATATTAAGATCTTCTCTTCCATGAGCGGAATCATCAAAGAAAAGATTCGTCAGACTAAAGATGAGATCAAAGTTCTACAACTGAAAAAAGAAAGTTTGAATGATAAAGTTCAGATGCAGAAGAACTTTATTGAAGAGTTGGAGAATCGTGCCTCTGAAGATATTAAATGTAAAGAAGGCAAGATCATGGGTCTTTTGGATGAAGAAAATAAATTTATGCATGAAAATATTAAGATCGTAGAGGAACTTGATGATCTTAATAAAGTATTGAACTCCTACACTGGAGCAACTGAGAAACTTCGTAAACTTGGCAATCTCAAAGGTAAGATCTCTAATAAAGTATCGACGATTACGAAGGAGCATAAATTTTTCACAGAGAATACGGTTTGTCCCACCTGCGATCAAGCTATTGAAGAGACCTTCAGAATAAATAGAATTAACGACGCTCAAACTAAAGCAAAGGAGTTGCAATCCGGTTATAAAGAACTGGAAGAGGCAATTAAAGAGGAAGAAGAGCGAGAGCGTCAATTCACCACTCTATCAGGGGAGATCTCAAAACTCAATAATGACATTTCTCAAAACAATGCTCGGATTTCTGGATGTCAGCGACAAATCAGAAGTCTGGAATCGGAAGTTCAAAAGCTTACCGATCAACTTGCAAACAGAAATACTGAACATGAAAAGTTAGAGACCTTCAAGAAAAATCTAAAAACCACCTACGACGAACTCGTATCTAAGAAGGACACGATCAACTATTACGATTTTTCGTATAGTTTACTTAAAGACGGTGGAGTGAAATCTAAAATCATCAAGAAGTATTTGCCGCTCATCAACCAGCAGGTCAATCGTTATCTGCAGATGATGGACTTTTATATTAACTTTACTCTTGATGAAGAGTTCAGCGAAACCGTCCAGTCCCCAATCCACGAGAACTTCTCTTATTCTTCTTTCAGCGAGGGAGAGAAGATGAGAATCGATCTAGCACTCTTGTTTACCTGGAGAGAGGTAGCAAGGATGAAGAACTCTGTCAACACTAATCTGTTGATTATGGATGAGGTGTTTGACAGTTCATTGGATGGATTTGGCACCGAAGAGTTTATGAAGATCATTCGCTTTGTGATTAAAGATGCTAATATCTTTATTATCTCTCATAAGGAGTCTTTATACGATAAGTTCCTCCATGTTACCAAGTTTGAAAAAGTTAAAGGATTCTCCCGGATTATGTAAACTTTAGAAAATCTTAATGAAGTTAGCATACGCTGACTAAATAATAACAGAATTGGAGATAACAATGAACTAAACCTTCTTTGTTATATTTTTTGTAACTGGAGAGCATCATGCACAACATCATCTCGCACAATCAGTTAGCCGGTTGGAAACAGAGCGTAGAACATTTGGAAACCACAATCGAAGAAGTCAACGGTCAAAGTGACGCTCTAAACGACTACTACAACTGCCTAATCGAATGTGACGAGCGGCAACACATCTGTAAACGTATTTGCAAGGAAGTTCTAAATTAATCCAAGTAAACCAGACACTAGGAGAACTGTCACTAAGTGCCCCTCGCTTCGGCGGGGGGTTTAGTATTATAGGGACATACGAAAGGAACCAATGGCAGTCCGTCACGAAATCAAATCCCAACTGGCTAAACTCCTTGCAACTGAAGACCTGATCGTTGAGCACCGTAAGGTAGAGACAGCATCCTTTAACGTTCAGACCCGTGTGTTGGTTCTCCCTCAGTGGGAGCGTGCTAGCAGCACTGTGTATGATCTCCTGGTCGGGCACGAGGTAGGTCATGCCCTCTACACTCCTGACGAGAACTGGATCAAGTATAAGAAGATTCCACCTCAGTTTGTAAACGTTGTGGAGGATGCACGTATTGAAAAGTTGATGAAGCGTAAGTATGCTGGACTATCTAAGACTTTTTATCGTGGATACAAAGAACTCAACGATGAAGACTTCTTCGCTATATCTGATAGCGATATCACTACTTTTAATCTTGCTGACCGTGCAAATCTTTACTTTAAGGTCGGTAATTTTCTAGACCTGTCTTTTACTGCACAGGAGAGTGAGATCATCAAAATGATCGATGATTGTGAGACCTTTGAAGATACTCTTGCAGCAGCTGAGGTACTCTACAAGTATTGTAAGCAACAACTTGAGAAACCTAAGACTCAACCTGAAGTCCCTCAAAATGATGGGAATGTGGAGGGAGATGTGGAAGAAACTGAGCAAGGTGAATCTGAGCAGAAAGAGTCTGAAACTCAGATGTCAGACGGTGATGATGGTGGTGTGTCAGATGTTGATCTTGAGGTTCAAACTGCTGATGCTCTGGAAGAAAGTATTCAGGATCTTGTTCGTGAATATAGTAGTGAAAATGTCTATGTAGAGATTCCTAAAGTTGATATCAGCAAAGTTATCGCTAATAACAAAGAGATTCATGAATATGCATCTGACTTCTTCGACAAGTATGATGAAGTGAGTTATGTCTTTGATTCTCCCGACAAAGAGTTTGTTGAGTTCAAACGCTCAGCGCAGAAAGAGGTCAACTATCTGGTAAAAGAGTTTGAGTGTAAGAAAGCAGCAGATTCATATGCTCGTGCATCAACTGCACGAACAGGTGTTCTTGATACCTCTAATCTCCACACTTACAAGTTCAATGAGGATCTCTTCAAGAAAGTAAGTGTTCTTCCTGATGGTAAGAATCATGGATTGATCTTTGTTCTTGATTGGTCTGGTTCGATGCAAAATGTCATGTTGGATACATGTAAGCAACTATACAATCTGCTGTGGTTCTGTAAAAAAGTAAACATTCCTTTTGAGGTCTATGGATTTACCAACGAATGGAAAGGTCGCTCCTTTGATGAATATGGGAGAGTTACTAGTAGTGATCAAACTCCATGTTATGAAGAGGGAGAGCACATGCTGCATGTTGACAGTGACTTCAGTCTGATGAACTTCTTTACCAGCAAAGTATCTGGTAAAGAGTTGGAACAGCAGATGAAAAATATCTGGAGGATTGCATATGCCTTCTCTAATCGGTATAGTGGACAATACTCCTGGCCAATGCGTCTGTCGCTCTCTGGCACCCCTCTGAATGAGTCTCTGGTGTGTCTGCATCAGATCCTGCCTAAGTTCCAGCGTGAGAATAAACTTCAGAAGGTGCAATGTGTTGTGTTGACCGATGGTGAAGCATGTCCTCTTCAATACAATAAAGAGATGGAGACTCAATATCATGACGGTCCTTTCTTTGCTAAACGACGCATTGATCCTGATCGCACTATTCTCCGTGATCGTAAGTTGGGCACCACATATAAAATCGAATATCGATATAATGATTTTGTCGATACGATGATTACGAACCTGAAGGATAACTTTCCTTCAGTCAACTTCATTGGCATTCGTGTCTTGAGTCCTCGTGATGCTCGCTCTTTCATGCGTCTCTACAAGGACACTGAAAAGTGTCAGGTAGATTGGTTGAAGACTAAGAGTTTCTGTATCAAGAGCTCTGGGTATGATGCATACTTTGGTATTTCTGCCAATGCTCTCGCTCAAGACTCTGAGTTTGATGTTAAAGATGATGCGACTAAGGCACAGATCAAGTCTGCATTTGTCAAGTCTTTGCGAGTCAAAAAACTAAATAAAAAAGTTCTGGGTGAGTTTATTTCTCTGGTGGTATGAAACTGAAGCACATTGTCCTTGAGGATACTAAGGAAGTCCTGGTGGTGGTCAATAGTGCAATCACTGCCATGGGAGTCGGTGTGATGGTTGAAAAATACTATCCCGGATATAAAGCAAAGATCATCTCCGAAAACTACTATCAGCAGAGGACACTTGATTAACTGTCCACCAGGGGGCGAAACGCCCCCTTTCTGCTCTATAATAACTTCAGTTAAACAAAGCAAATGGGTCTGTCCAAAGAAAGCATCATTGAATGTCTCCGCGAATCTTATGGCGAGTCCGTGAGTTCTGCTGAGGTCAAAGCATTCTGTCAGATGAATGACTTTAACTATCAGACCATCACCAACAAACTGACTGATTATAAAGTTGGTCGTGGTAAGTGGAACCTGACTGTCAAAGAAAAACTGGAGCAATCCTTCCAAGCACCTGCCGCTCTTCCTGCAATCGAACAAAACCTCACTCCTCAGAAAGATGATTCCTTCGTCCAGTTTGGCAATTTTGGTGATGTTAAAAAGATTATTAAGTCCCGCCTATTTTACCCTACGTTTATCACGGGTCTCTCGGGCAATGGCAAAACGTTTTCTGTCGAACAAGCGTGTGCCCAACTCGGACGTGAACTCATCCGAGTCAACATCACGGTAGAGACTGATGAAGATGATCTTATTGGTGGTTTCCGTCTTGTTAACGGAGAGACCGTTTGGCACAATGGACCCGTCATTGAAGCCTTGCAACGGGGTGCTGTGCTGCTCCTTGACGAGATCGACCTCGCCTCAAACAAAATCCTCTGTCTTCAATCTATTCTTGAAGGGAAAGGAGTTTTCCTCAAGAAGATTGGCAAGTGGGTTGC